CGACGACGTAGAACTGTCCGTTGCGGTAATGACACGGTAGCGGCGTTGCGGGTGTGTGCTTGGTCATTATGGTCAGATCCTCCGAAGCGTGCGGATTACGGGCAGGCTCAGCACGAGCCCAGTGACGACACAGGCGAGAAACACGGTCAGCATGTCAGCTCCTCGGTCAATTGGCAGGTACATGCTTGAGATCATGCACGTTCCATGCCAACAGGTCAAGCACAATAACCCATTGATCCATATACATGGCTAATAACCAACACTGACGATCATGGGCACATGTGACCGCCAAGGCCGTCACCCTCAGGGCACGTTCTAGGGCACCAGGGCACGTTAGGGCACCGAATACCAGCCTTTCTCCATGCGCGCCTATGTGCGTAGGGAGGACGTATGAAAACGATGCCCTGAGATGCCCTGGTGCCCTCAGTTAGCACTCACTTCGATAATGCTAAATCATGTCGTCTATTCCTGACGAGTGATGCCCCAAGCTGCCCTGATCGCCAGCTCGAAGGCCTGATACGCGGTCCTGAACGCACGTAAGCCCATGAATGCGCTCTACTCTCGCTGCTATGAGTGATAGGGCGAAGGTCTGAAACGTGCCTGATCAGAGCTGCTGTGACGCTTCGACCAGGGGGGGGATGTCTCGCCAGCAGAGCGCTACGGGTCGATGTATAGGCATATATCGACGCCGACCAAATTGTCCTGAAAAAGTATAGGTCGAGTTCTGAGCGAGTTTCTGGCTGGTGATTGACAACGATAGTTGTTTCACTTGAAACTCTCGCGCGATGGACACTGCCTTGCTGCCGGCTGATCCTGGGCCGATTGCGCGCTTGGAGTTGGTGAAGGCTGCTGATACGACTCCGAGCGTGATTTTTTCTCGGCTGACGGAAGGGGAGTCGCTGAAGGAGATAGCGAAGGCGTGGGCGGTGCCGGCGGGGCGGTTCACTGAATGGTTCACGACGCAGCACGGAGAGTTGTACGACGCGGCGCTGAAGGTGCGTGCTGATCAGTTGGCACACAAGGCGCTGGATGTGGCGAGTACGCCGCAGCCAGGGGTGACGACGAAAACGAAGGCGGACGGGTCGGTTGAAGTGACCGAGGAGGACATGCTCGGCCACAGGAAGCTATACTCAGAGACGATGCTGAAGCTCGCCGGGAAATGGGACAGGGACCGCTACGGCGATAAGACGGACGTGCGGCACTCGGGGCTGGTGCCGACGCTGACGATTGAGATTGTCGGCGTGGCGCAGGCGCCGCAGGAACGTGTGATCGAGCACGAGCCAGTGAAGAAAGAGGACGGGCTTATCTGATGGCTGTCGCTGTGCCGGGGCAGCGATTGAAGCTCGAACCGAAGCAGGGCCTGGCGTTCCAGACCGAGGCGACGGAAGTGCTGTACGGCGGTGCGGCAGGTGGGGGTAAGTCATACCTGCTGCGCGCCTCGGCGATAAGGTGGTGCGCTGAAGTACCGGGGATTCAGGTGTACATGTTCCGGCGCACGCTGCCGGATCTGCGCGATAACCACCTGCGCGGGCCTACGAGTTTTCATGCCATGCTAGAACCGTATCTGGCGACCGGACACGTGCGCTACCGGGCGGTGGAAAACGAGTTCGAGTTCTGGAACGGTGCGGTCTTGCACCTGTGCTACTGCGACAGCGAAAACGACGTGGAGAAGTACCGCGGGGCCGAAATCCACGTCCTGATAATCGACGAGTTGACGCATTTCTCAGAGTACCAGTTCAGGTTCCTGCGCTCGCGCGTTCGTATCGCAGGCCTGAAATTGCCTGAGAATTACGTAGATCGATTGCCTCGCGTCGAGGCCGGATCGAACCCTGGTTCCATCGGGCACGCATGGGTGAAACGCACGTTCATCAGCCCGAAGCCGCCGCTGGAAACGTGGCGCGCACCGCCGGAGGAGGGGGGGATGATTCGGCAGTTCATCCCGGCACGCCTCGCCGATAACCCGCACCTGAGCACAGAAGATCCGCAGTATGCCGACCGCCTGCGAGGACTCGGCGCCGATAATCTCGTGCGCGCCATGCTCGAAGGCGACTGGGACATCATCGCAGGGCAAGCCTTCGAGAAACTGCGCCGAGATATTCACTGCATAGAGCCGTTCGAGCCGCCAGCGGACTGGATGTGTTTCGGCAGTTTCGACTGGGGCTCCACGAGGCCATTCAGTTTCGGGTTGTGGGCGGTAGCCAACGGAAACGCGCTGCCCGATGGCCGTCTGTACAGGCGCGGGGCCATCATCCGTTGGTCTGAAATTTACGGTTGGAACGGCAAGCCGAACGAAGGCATGCGCAGGGAAGCAGATGACGTTGCCGACATGATCCGTCAGCGCGTCGGCGGCAGGAAACTCACCTACATCGCTGCCGATCCTTCCATGTGGAAGGTCGATGGCTCGCCGTCCATCGCCGAGAACATGCTGCGCAAGGGCGTGGTGCTGCGTAAGGCAGACAACGCGCGCCTAGTGGGCTACGTACAGGTGCGCCAACGCATTGCCGGAGACGAGGACGGCCCGATGCTCTACGCAACGAAGAACTGCCACGACGGGTTCTGGCGCACGCTGCCGGATCTGGTGATGGACGAGCGAAAAGTCGAGGACGTGGACACCGATCAGGAAGACCACGCCTATGACGACACACGCTACGCCTGTCAGTCGCGTCCGTGGATGTCCGTAGTCAAGGAAAAGAAAGCGCCCGTGGACCGTTGGATGAAACGATTTGAGGCGAGCGGTACGAACGACGAAACCTACAGGACGGTCTGATGGCAACCAAAAAATCCGGCAAGGCAAAACAGTCCTTCGCGCTTCCTCCAGGCGCTAAGCCCTCAGAAGTAGAGGACACCGAACACGGGATGCTCGTTCGCTACGTAAACGACGCGGACGATGCTTCGTTGCACACGCGCGAACTGTCGGAGAAATCGCGCAACTACTACGACTCCGTGCAATGGACCGACGCTGAAGTTGCGAAGCTGAAGCAGCAGAAACAGGCCGCCACGGTCATCAACCGCATCAAGCCGAAGATCGACGGCCTGATGGGCATGGAGCACGCGAACCGCACGACCGCGAAGGCCCAGCCCAGAACGCCAAAGCACACGAAAGGCGCGCAGGCCGCAACAGAAGCCGTGCGCTTCGTCCTGCAGGACAACATGTACGCGCAGCATCGCTCTGATGCCTGGGAGAACCTGGCCATCGAGGGCACCGGCGGCATCGAGTGCGTGGTGAAGCCGAAAAAGGGCGAGGACGGATTCAGGATCATCGTTCGCCAGATCATGTGGGACAGGCTGATCTACGACCCACATTCGAGGAGAAAGGATTTCTCGGACGCCAAGTACCTCGGCCAGGTGGTGTGGATGGACTACGAGGACGCGCTCGCCATGTACCCAGATGCCGAGGACGTGCTGGAGTCCATGCAGGCGGGATCGCGCACCTACGACGACAAGCCGCGCTGGATGGACACCGCCCGCAAGCGCGTGAAGATCGTAGAGTTGTACTACCGCAAGGACGACGGCGACTGGTGGTATTCCTGCTTCACGCTCGGGGGCTATTGCAAGAAACCCATGAAGTCGCCTTACGTCAATGAGGAGGGCGAGTCGGAGCACTGCTACGAATTCGCATCGCTATTCGTGGACCGCGATGGCGGGCGCTACGGCGCTGTAAAGCAGTTGCTGGACGTACAGGACGAGATCAACAAGCGCCGCTCGAAAGCGCTGCATTTGATGAGCGTCCGGCAGACATTCGGCACGAAGGGCTCGGTCGAGGACGTGAACAAGGCTCGGCAGGAACTGGCGAAGCCTGACGGGCACGTTGAGTTCGCCTACGGCGAATTTGGCAAAGATTTCGGCATCCTGCCGACCGGCGACATGGCGCAGGCGCAGTTCAACCTGCTGACCGAGGCGAAGATGGAGATCGACTCGGTTGGGGCGAATGCCGCGACGATGGGCAAGGACAAGACAGTGCAATCGGGTGTTGCTCTGCGCCAGCGCGCGCTCACCGGGCAGACTGAACTAGCGCCGATGTTCGACGCGCTAAAGCACCTGGATCATCGCGTGTATCGGAAAATCTGGAACAGAATCAAGCAATACTGGAAAGAGGAGATGTGGCTTCGCGTCACCGATGACGAGCAGAACCTGAAGTTCGTCGGTCTGAACCGCAAGATGACCAAGGGCGAGGTTGTGCTGGAGGGCGCGCAGGAGCAAAAACTGCCGCCGGAGGCACTGGCCGCACTGCAGCAGCGCGTGGCGATGGACCCAACGATGCAGGAACCTGCCGAGATGCAGAACGACATCGTGCATCTGGACGTGGACATCATCATGTCGGACGTGCCGGACACCGTGACGCAGGAGGTCGAGGACTTTCAGGCGATGGCCGAAATGGTGAAGTCCGGTTTCCCGCTGCCGCCGAAGGCGGTAATCATGTCATCGCCGCTGTCGAACAAGGAGCAGATCCTGAAGATGATGGACGAGGCGCCGCAGGTGTCGCCGGAACACCAGAAGCAGATGGAACAGATGCAGGAACAGGCGCAAAAACTCGCGGAGGAAAACCAGCAACTAAAGGCCGATCAGTCAACGGAGCAGGCGAAGCTGCAACTCTCGGCGCAAGAAGGGCAGGCGAAACTATCGCAGCGCCAAGCCGAGATTCAGGCAGAGATAGAACTTACGCGCGTGAAGCAGGAAGGCGAGGCGGCGCTCGCCCGCGCCAAGGCCGAGGCTGACTTCGAGCTTCGCCGGTGGATAGCGGAACAGGACATGGCGCTCGCGCAGATGAAGTGCGACAACGATGCGCAGATCAGCCAGAAGAAGATGGCGATGGACGAGCAGCGCATGGGCATGGAGCTTTCGACGCGAGCAAAGGCAGAAGAAGCGCCCCTGCTTGAGAACGCGATGCCGAAGTTCGTGGATGCGCTCGGAAAGATCACGGAAGCCTTCGCCGCTGCGCTTGAAGGCCAGAATCATGCTCTAGTGCAGGTAGCTCAAGCCGTGCGCGAACCGAAAAAAGTATCGCTGGACGGCATCAAGAGAAACGCAGACGGCATGCTCACAGGCGCATCGGCGACGGTGCAATGACGCTGACCTACACGGCTCCGGCAGCCGCGCTACTGGCACTCGTGTCCTTCGCCGCATCGGCGCAGGTCCCGGTGTCTCAGCCGATGAGCGGGCGCTGGTTCTCCAACGTGCTGGAGATCGAGTTGCGGCTGAAGGGCGAGCCTGCCGCGGGCAAGCAGGTGAAGGCCGTGAACGATCTACCCACCAGGCGCGTCGTGCGGGTGAAGTTCCGCAACTACAACGCGCGCTATCTAACCTACACCGTGCCGTGCTGGAACAAGGTGAGCGCGTGCCAGAGCGTGATCGCCGTGACCTACCGGGTGATGCTGAAGCTTCCCTGGTCGCAGCGCCTGAACGTCACGAAGTACGTCAACTGCCAGGCTGTCGAGTGCCTGCTCGCCGGCGTCTTCGCGCCACTCGTCGCGAAGCCAGGCGAGGGCTACAGCTTTCGCTACGACCGAGTGGAGGCCGTATGGGCGCCAGCGCCCAACGTCGTTGCGCTCCCGCAGTGAGGACGTTCAGGAAGATGGAGTCGATCCTGCGGTCCATCCGTCGCGCGCACGCCTTCGGGCGGGTGATGAACGAGCCGCTGGTGTCGCTGCGGCGGGTTAAATGACTCTAAGCCGTACCGCTAAAGCCGGAGATTGCATCGTCGTCTACTCGATAGCGACCGGGCGGGTGCGGCGCATCTACATCTCAAAC